ATGATAAAGGCATTATTGCTTGATGTAGATGGAACTTTGTTGAGTTTTGAAACTCATAAAGTGTCGCAATCCTCTATAGATGCTCTTAAAAAAGTACATGATAGTGGAATTAAGATCGTGATTGCTACCGGTAGGGCGGCAAGTGATCTTCATGAGATTGACTCTGTGCCGTATGATGGAGTTATCGCACTTAATGGAGCAGAGTGTGTATTGCGTGACGGAAGTGTGATAAGAAAAGTAGCAATACCTGTACAAGACTTTAGAAAGTCAATGGAGCTTGCACGGGAATTTAATTTTGCAGTCGCTCTCGAATTAAATGAAGGTGTATTTGTTAATCGCCTTACCCCGACTGTCGAACAGATTGCCGGAATTGTTGAGCATCCGGTTCCGCCGGTTGTCAACATCGAAGAGATGTTTGATAAAAAAGAATGCTGTCAACTTTGTTTTTATTTTGATGAGGAAACAGAACAAAAAGTGATGTCGCTTCTGCCGGGTCTTTCCGCAACGCGCTGGCATCCTTTATTCGCTGATGTTAATGTCGCAGGGACAAGCAAGGCAACTGGTCTCTCGTTATTTGCCGATTACTACAGGATTAAAGTTGCTGAAATAATGGCGTGTGGTGATGGCGGTAATGATATCCCCATGTTGAAGGCTGCCGGAATAGGAGTGGCGATGGGAAATGCGTCCGAAAAAGTTCAGTCAGTTGCCGACTTTGTCACTGATACGGTGGATAATAATGGACTTTACAAGGTTTTGAAACAATTCGGGGTAATATAAAAATGTCTTAATGAAGGCTGACTACAAAGCCAATCACAGGTTTAAAATAAAAAAAGAGTAACTTATCATAAGTTACTCTTTTCATTTTGTGGAGCGTATCGGACTCGAACCGATCACCTCGACACTGCCAGTATTAATTCAAAAACGTGCCTATCTGATTAATAATTAATTAGTTATAACGATTGTTTTTTAAGCCTCCGACAAGCGGAAGTAAAAAACGATTTTTAAATACTGTTTTTATGTTCATTTTTATTTCTCATTCTATTTTTTATTTATTACAATTGAGCTACCTGTTTCTAGTTTATTCGGCTAATAGTAAAAATACTATTATGACAGATGAAGAACTAAGAAAATTTTGTTTGAAACAAGCTGTATTAATCTCAATCAACAAGCAACCTCCGAAAGGGTTTGGTTTTAATACGCCCGAATCAGTTTCATTATTTGATTTGTCGAATATGATTTTTGAATATGTAAAATCAGGTGCAACCCCACCGATTAAGATAAATTTTCCTATCGGAGATACTGACTAAATCATTCTTTTGGCTCAGTCGAGTAAACAACAGGGATAGAGAACTTAACTTTATTTTGGCTTTCTGTTCCTGCTTTGCTTGACATTCCAACATCGATTACCTTTATTGCTATGCCTGCTTTTCCGTCTGTTCTATTCATTTCAGAAACAGTTAGATCAAACTCGACCTCGTGAATTAAACTTCCTGATTTTAATTTGGTGGGGTCCTCATAGATCATTTTATTTATTCCATCTCCTTCGAATCTAGCTCGATGCGGATCGATCACTGCTCCTACTTCTTTTAGTTCTTCGTTCAGTTCGTCAACGGCTGATACTATTCCGGTTATTGTAGCTTTTATAAAATCTTTTAGTTCCATGTTGTTGCGGGGTTAGTTATTTTGATGCTGTTAATATCATAGGCTAGCTTCCTTCATGTCTTTTATAACTTCTTTCAAGTCTATATCATACTCCTTCAAAATTTCGTCATACACTTTATCTAGTAAAGGTGCTTTCATAATCTTTTTCAACTTTTCTCCTATTATATTAATGGAACTTCCGTTCATGTATTGAATATTTATAGAAACAGGAATATATTTATCTATTGTATGATTATACCAAGTGTTTTCCCATGTGTATTCTACTACTTCTCCTTCTTCTATTGGTCCCACACCTTTTCTCGTTATCTGTGAGTAGTTTCTAATAGAACAATAGCATCTATCCTTAACTGCATTGATTGGATAGCCAGTTACAGATATATATTTTATAACTTTGGGAGATATATTTTTAAGTCTAAAGTTTAAATTAGTACCACCCGCACTATTGGGATCACTTGTGTACAAATACTCAATTTCAATTGGCATGCCTGCCTTTATAAGTGCTTTTTGATCTTCTGAATACTTTTGCATGATGATAGCCGCTTGTCTCATTTTTAAGTGTTTGATACTATCTAGTTCTTGTTTCTTTTTAGCGATTTCAATTTGATTGATACTGTCTCTTAATCTGTTCACTGCTGTTATTGAATCATTTTTTCTTTTATGGACGGCTAATTTTATTGAGTCATTTCGGTGTTGTATAACTCTTAGACTATCCTCTTTAGCTTTGATATATCGATCTACTACTGTTTTGTCAATACATTCTTTATTTAAGCAATATTCTTTGTTTTTATAAATCACAATAAAAAAAGTTGGATGTTGTTCAAACTCTTTGATAAGTGTTATATCTGCTCCTTCTTTGATCTTTTTATTTGAGTCGAAAGATTCCCCGTTATAGTTATATACTAGATAGCTATCTTTTGAGGTTTTTGTTTTGATTTGACCGAACATAGATGTACTGCATAATAATAGCAGTATTAGAAATATTAGCTCCTTCATTTTGTTTTGTTATTAGTTATTATTTTGCATTAAATCGATATTCGCCTCTTTTAATATCCCTTTTGTCTTTGTCTATTTCTCTTTTTGCATCGCGGAGACTGTTTAGTCCAGAGAGAACATTATTAGCACTATTACGTATATCCTCGTCAGTGTGTCCGATCGTTTTTCCGTCCTCATTAAAGTAAAAGTTGTGTTCCTTGATCTTTCCGTCTATTTTATATTTCGCTTTTATATATATTCTATTTTTGTCATCTACCAGACTAGGGAAATCAATAGATTTAAAGCACTTGTTTGTTATAGGATCGAGTTTTGCATCTTCTTGATTATATATATTCAAAGCGCTATCCAAAATTAAAATAGCCTCTTTAGTACTTTTTGCTTCGAATGCTTTTGCATTTAGTTTTGCTATATCAGCACCGAGTTTTGAATACATATAAGATAAAGACATTAATTCTTTATATGGAGAATATATACTGTCTATCTCTGAAACTTCGATTATTTCCAATGATGATAAATTGGGATTGTGTTTATTTAGATATATTTCTAAAGGTGTCCCGGTTTTAGTTGAACATCCGTTTAGACATAGTACAGACAATAATGCAAATAGTAGCTTTTTCATTTTGTTTTGTTATTTATTGTTAGTTTAAATCCATGTTTTCACGCTTACCACACCGACGACCAGTGCCCAATCGTGTATTTCATTGACCGGAACATCATAAGGTTTAAAACCTTCTTCCTTATTGAAAGGAACACATTTTATATATCCTTCCTGTTCTGATTCTTCGACCTTTTTTATCATTATACCGTCGTATGTTGCTAAAGCGTATACCTCACCCCATCTTACGTGTGATCTAGTTGTAACGATCCGGCATCCTACAATGTCCCGATCATTAATGCTCCGTTCTGGGACGTCTCTGTTGATCATACTACGACCTCCGGCGCGGATCGTGAAATCACAACCGGGCATATCGGGGATGATATATCGCTCACAGTCTCCTTTTGTTATTGCAGAATTAAAGCCATTGGGCAGACCACACGAAGCGGTTACTACGTCTATATGCGGAATAGCTTTGCCTTTTAGGTCGTCGTAATGAAGGGTATAGTTATTGTTTTCTAAGGGACTATCTTGTTGTTTTTCGGTTGAACAATTTAAATTTGATCCAAATCTTTTGTTGATATAAGTTTCAATAACGTCCAATCTTAGACTACTTGGCGTTGTTTTCCCTTCATAGTAATTAGTTAATGTCGATTTGCTCATTCCTAAATCTTTAGCCAATTCGTATCTGCTAACTATTTCTTTATCAATTAGAAATCTTAGTTTTTCTAGTGTTTCCATTATTGGTTGTTATTTGGAAATAGTCTAAATATGGACTATTTTGGTTAATTATTGGACTATTTGTTTTGTATAGTCCAATAATGGACTTATCTTTGTCGCATCAAAGTTAATGAATGAATGAATAAGTAACAAATAAAACGAAGGAATTATGAAAGCAACACCAATCAAACCAACACGAAAGAACTTACTTGATTTAAACGTAGGCGATCCAGTATTCTTCGATAAAGACAAAGAAGATACCGCAAAGGCAACGGCAAGCCAACTTAAAAGAAAGGGATTAGCTCTATTCAAAACGAAAGCAACCGAAACAGGAATCTATTTAACACGACTACAATGACGACAGCAGAACGTTACAATGAGAAACTAGCGAATGAAATCAACCGAATTTATGACGCTACGAGAGAACTAACCTTTAGTAAAAATATGTCGGCGGAAATCGTCGGAGGTCGCCGGAGGTTGGAGGATTTAGTAGGACGCGGGAAAATCGCAACTGATAAGCCAACCGCACATCAACACGGTAAATGGAGGTGTAAAGCGTCCGACGTACTTAGATACGCTTATAGTGAAGAATATCCAAATTAAAACGAAACATTATGTTAACACTCAAACAAAGTCCTATCGCTATCATCTTAATGCTCCTAGCGTGCAGCCTCGCAGAAGGCGAACCGAAACCGGGCAAACTTATCATCGCACTTCTGATCGTGTTTCTAACGATTATCTATGTGCTAGTCTGTAACTATATAAACGTAAAAAGACATGGCGGCGAATCATCAATGTATCGGTAACTGTCGAATGTGTACGGTGCTAGGCGCGTGTCCTGCTGATACTCTAACTTGCGAAGATTGCGGCGAGGAAATCGAACCGGGCGAAGAAATTGAGATAGAAGTCGAAACATATGAGCGCGGCAGACGCGGTACAAAGATAATAACTGTTTGCGCTCGCTGTTATGAGTCGCTTTATCAAGGTGGATCGGATAATTTTTAAACAAAACAATAAAACCTTACGGTGTATAGGTAACTGTATATGAATATGAGTACAAGTAATAACTCAAAAGGTAGTAGCATTGGTTTTTGCGGATTACTTACTATCGTTTTTATCGTATTGAAACTCACAAATTATATCGATTGGTCTTGGTGGTGGGTGACTTCTCCTTTATGGATTCCAATAGCGATATTATTAGCTGTAATCTTTCTCGTTTTCATATTAAAAGCGATGTTCGAATCATAACTAAATTACACACGACAATGACACATTGGAAAACTCAATTTAATTATGACTATTTAGGCGCTTACAGCCTACCGGACGGAAAAGATATAGTTCTCACCATCCGTGAAACGAAAAGAGAACAGGTAGTCGGTGCGTCTGGAAAGAAAGAAGAATGCTTCGTCGCTTACTTCTTCGAGAATGTAAAACCGATGATCCTCAACCGGACGAACTGCAAAACTATGACGAAGATTTTCAAAACACCGAATTTCGAGGAATGGATAAACAAGCAAATTCAGATAGGTGCGGTAATGGTGGACGCTTTCGGCGAAAAAGTTGATTCGCTCCGTATTCGTCCATTCATCCCGAAAGTTGAAAACTCATTGCCTACGGTTGAAACTGGATCGGTGATCTGGAAAAACATTCTAGACGCATTGGCGGGCGGCTATACAGTTGCGCAAGTCCAAATGAAATACAAACTAACAAAAGAACAAATCAAAGAATTAGTAGCACATGAAATCAAGTGAGCAAAAAGAAATCGAATGGAAGGAAAGGAGACGAGGCAAAATAACTGCCTCTACGCTTCCCGATTTAATGAAAGCGGGCAAAGGTTGTCCGTTTGGTAAGGGTGCGTTTGATGCGATGTATTTAGTACGATACGAACGCAGGACCGGGACGATACGGGAAAACGGAAGTAATAAAGCGTTTGATTGGGGACACGAAAACGAACCGCTAGCGGTCGAGTGGGTGAGGACCCAACTAATGAATGAGATCAAGTCGTGTACAACCGATTTTTACGACATCGTTTTCAATGAACCGTTCGAAGGGTTCGGGGATTCACCCGATTTCTATGTGTATGGATTCGACGGGAAAGTTATCGCTCTAGGCGAAATCAAATGTCCGATGTCGCAGGGTAAAATCGAATCTTTGCAATTCGGGAATACCATCGACGAAAAAGATGAATACTATTGGCAGTTCCTCGGTCATTTCCTCGGTCGCCCGGACGTAGATAAGTTGTATTATGTCATTTATGATGGCTACGTGAACGACGGTCGGATACTTGAAATGAATCGCGCCGATCATGTGGAGAATATAAAGAAACTCTATGACCGTATCCGGTTAGCTAGTGAAATGATAGACGAATCTATTCGTTCCGGTCTGGATTTACTTGATTGTGTAGATAAGGCAAAATCGGTCCTAGAATTAAAGATACAGATCGAAGCGTTAAAGCCGGATGCGAAAAACAGCGTACCGATCAAAAATCAGATTTATAAGCTACGGAAAGAAATACGCAAACTGACAAAGAAATAACCGTCACAACACTAACACAACACGATTAATCACATTTTTTATAAACGATTTAATAAACACGAAATTATGCACAATTGGTTTTTAACAAAAATCCGTTACGAGAAAGTAATGGAAAACGGGATACAAAAGAAAGTAACTGAACCGTATTTAGTCGATGCGCTAAGTTTTACTGAAGCAGAAGCGCGAATAACCGAAGAAATGACTCCATTTATCTCCGGTGAGTTTACAGTGTCCGATATTTCCCGCGCACATTATAGCGAGATATTTACGAGCGAAGAAGATGCTTCCGATAAATGGTATGCCGGACGACTCGCTTTTATTACGGTGGACGAAGTGAGCGGCAAAGAAAAGCGGACTTATACGAATGTTCTGGTACAAGCCGCAGACATCCACGACGCAATGAAGAAACTCGACGAAGGTATGAAAGGAACGATGGCGGATTATTCTTCGATTTCGTTGAAAGAAACGGCGATTGTAGACGTTTATCCGTATGAAGTAAATTAACAAATGCTATGTTGATAGATAACTCAAAATATCCGATTTTAAATTTTGTGCTCAATGGAAGGATTCATGTTTCCGAAATTGATGCTTACTCCTTTTATGCAGAAGCAGCCTCTACGCAAAATCGTATAAATGAGGTTCATTCTTTGAAAAATAAAAATGTAGATTTGTTATCAAATAGTTTCTATGACGCTATGATTAAATCTTCAAAATCATTTGAACCTATATTGAACGGTAGCGATTTTACAAAAGGGTTAGAATCTTCTGGTACTATTATTTTCGGAAATATAGGCGTGTCTTATATCATTAAAAATGAAGGAATGGCTTCAATATGGTTTATAAATGGGGTGTGCGCAATAATAAATACAGAGAATGTAACATTTAGAACATCTATGCACGGGGTTGGGGGGGCTGATCTTATGAGTAACGCCAACCTTAGAGTATCTTTTATCCTTTGCTATATTCTTTTTAAAAAATACGCTAAAGTTGACACAAAAACAATTAGTCACAAATCAAAATTGAAGGTTGGAGCAAGAAAATACAAGAATAAGTCAGACATCGATATTAATCTTATGGATTGCACATGGTTTACTACTATTGTTCGAGATGAAGGCTTCTCCGTTAGAGGGCATTTTAGGCTACAACCCAAAAAAGACAACACTGGGAATTGGACGAGAGAATTGATTTATATTAATGAATTTCAAAAACATGGATATATAAAAAGAGCGAAGATTTTATCAAATTAGCAACAGCGCGCCGGGTGAAAGCCCCGGCAAATCGGATAAGTGGCGGAATTGGTAAACGCTCCACCCTAGTGCGTGGAATTGGTTCCGATCGTGACGGACGTTCGCAAGCGGTCTGCGACAAATCTCGGTTCAAATCCGAGCTTATCCACATTCACAAACCAAAATAAAGACATGGCAAAGTATAACAATGTAAAGATAGAGGGATACGACTCTAAAAAGGAGTATCGGCGCGCTAAGGAGTTGAAACTACTCGAAAAGAAGGGGCTTATAACCGGATTGCAAGAGCAAGTAAAATACGAGCTTATTTCGCCCCAATATCGTTTCTATGAAGTGCAGGGAGTGCGGAAGATGCTGCGTAAAAAGGAACTTCTAGAACGAGGCGTTTACTATATCGCAGACTTCGTTTATTATCGAGATGGCGAGTATGTCGTTGAGGATACGAAAGGAGTTCGAACAAAGGAGTATATAATCAAACGGAAGCTCATGCTTTACGTTCATGGAATCAGAATAAAGGAGGTATAAAATGGCGAAGAAAACAACACAGGTACAAAAAAGCGATTGCCGGACGTGTCGGAATGGCGGAGAAGAGAAGAATTTTATTTGTTATTGCTCCGTCCTTAAAGTAGGGCGGTCCATAGGGATAAGGATTTGTAGTTATTATGTAGCGCGATAGACTTTATAAGTGTGATGAATATAGACGGATATACGCTAACTGAGAAGATGAGAAAAGCGAGACGACGTTTCAGATTTACCGCCACCGAACAAGCCCTTTTTTATGAATTAGTGGCTATTTGTAACGGCGAAGATTGGAGGGACGTTTTCGATTGCTCGAACATTGAACTTTGTTTTGCGCTTAATGTGAATGAGAAAACGCTAATAAAAGCCCGTGAGTCTTTAATAAATGCAGGATTGATTTATTATAAATCTGGCAAGAATAAACGTATTATAAGCTCTTATTCTTTCGTGAAGGAATTTAAAACTACTGTAACAACTACTGTAAAATTTACAGTCGATCAAACAGTCAATCAAATAGCCAATGAGACAGCCAATAGTACAGGGGATAGTACAGGAGTTAAGGGAGTCAATGATACAGGAGATAGTACAGACTATAATAAACTAAAACAGAAACCAAACATAAATATACTCTCTAAAGTCTCTCATGGAGATTTTGATTTTATATCTGACGAGTTTTTAGAAGCGTTTTCGCTCTGGCTTGAATACAAGAAAGACAGGCGGGAAAATTACAAATCGGAAAAGTCACTCAAAGCGTGTTACAACAAATTAGTGAAGTTAAGCAAAGGTGATCCGATGATCGCATCTCAAATCATAGATGAAGCGATTGCGAATAATTGGGCGGGATTCTTTGAACTGAAAAACAATAAAAATGAATATGGAAACAAGAAGCAAACAAACTCTACCGATAGCGGCGATACTATCATACGGACTACCGTATTATGATGAGCCGATAGAAATAGGGAAACGCCCGGAATGGTTTAAAGCGTGTTGTAAGTACGTTTGTCCCGATTTTAAGATTGACGACTCCAATAAGAACCTAATGAATCAACTCTTTTTGTATACAGAAGGACGTGGTAAATTAGATACAAACAAAGGGCTATTGTTGAGGGGTGACATTGGGACCGGGAAAAGTACTATCATGCAGATTTTAAACCGATACGGGTATTTCACACGTGGCAAAGCGAAGGGCGGTTATCCAGTCGGCGGTTTTAGGATAGACTCGGCTTCCTTCATTGCGAATAGCTTTTCAATGCGTGGAAAGGATGCACTAGAGTTGTACACGTATAACAACGGTTCGCCACGAATGATTTGTTTCGATGAACTAGGACGAGAACCAATCCCGGCGAAGTATTTCGGCACTGAGTTGAACGTGATGCAGTATATTTTTCAATGTCGGTACGAGTTGAGACATGAAGCGATAACCCATGTAACGACAAATCTAACGATCAAGGAAATACAGACTATTTACGGCGCGTATATCGCGGACCGAATAAACGAGATGTTCAATGTTTTAGACTTGAATGGAGCTAGTAGAAGATAATTAAAATAAAGAAACTATGCGAAGAAGAAAAAAGAAATTCGTCTATTTCAAGAAAATTCCGGTTCGCGTCGATCTGGACCAATGGCGGCGACTAGACAAGATCAAAACCGACTACCATTTCAAGAGTACATACGAAATCATGCAGTACATTTTAGGCTGCTTTCTCCGGGTTGCTGATCCGATGCCTGATGATGACGATGAAGAAGTATTACCGGACGAAATCAAAGAAATGTTCTATGATCTATCAGAAGCAGAACGACATTTCGAGTATGTAAAACCAAAACGGAAACTACCACAGTACAAGGTGGACGAAATGCACGGACAAAAACGATTAGAAGGATTTTAATATGATTAGAAAACTATCAAACACAAACTATTTGCACGACGTTCCCGCAGAGCGGACCGAAGCAAATGAACGGAATCGGAAGTATATCGACCGATTTGTTTCAGAGAATTATAACGGCTTAGTTGCCAAGTTTTCACCTTTAGACGGCACGATAAATTCAAGCTCATACGGAGCACTCGACAAACTAAACGAAACGATCCTGTCACTTTACACTGATCCAGATTTGCACTTTTCAAGTTGGATCGAAGCGAAACAGTATCTATCGAGTAAGTTTACAGAAAAGGCGATCCGAGTTCCAGTGAAGAAGCCTGTGAAAAGTGAGGATGAAGTTATTAACGAAGAGCAATAAAATTATGAGTAAAATCGGACTTATTGATGTTGATGGACATAATTTCCCGAATTTGGCTTTAATGAAGTTGTCCACTTACCATAAAACACAAGGTGATACGGTTGAGTGGTATTCTGGAATAGAACACTATGATAAAGTGTATATGAGTAAAGTGTTTACATTTACGGAAGATGATGGCAGAGTAATACAGGCAGATGAAGTCGTAAGAGGTGGAACGGGGTATAATATAGTCTCAAAGTTACCAAAAGAAGTTGATCACGTTACAAACCCTGATTATTCTCTCTATCCAATGCACAATTTTAGTATTGAGTTTTTTTCACGTGGATGTATTCGAAATTGCCCATTTTGTGTAGTTAGGAGAAAAGAGGGAAAGATTGCCCCTGCTTTCCCAATGGAATTAAATCCGGCAGGGAAACACATTGAAGTATTAGATAACAATTTCTTTGCTAATCCCCAATGGCGTGATGCTGTATCGTTTCTGAATGCTACCAAACAGCCTGTTAATCTTCACGGAGTAGACGTAAGGATAATGAACGAAGAGCAAGCTAGCGCTCTCAATTCAATGAGATTGAAGGGTAGTAGTATTCATATTGCTTGGGATAATCCGAAAGACAATATTCTGCCAAATCTGAAAGCTATGATAAAGCAGGTAAAACGCTATAAAATCTCGTGCTATGTCCTGATCGGATATTGGAGTACACCAGAAGAAGATTATTACCGGGTAACAAAGTTGGCGGAATTAGGCATTGCCCCATTCGTTCAATGCTATCGTGACTATGATAACGAAAGGATTCCGGTGCAGTATGAGAAGGACTTTGCCTCGTGGGTGAATAAAAAAGCACGGTTCAAGTCGTTTGATTTTGCGGACTTCTCACCACGTAAAGGATTTAAATGTAGTCGGTATTTTAATTAATAACAAAGAAGAAATGAATAAGAAGATTTTTTGCGAGAAGTGCCACAAGTGGCACACTATCACTATTACCGATGGAGAGAAGTTTGCAATTTGCCCTAACAAGCGTTGCGGTCATTTGGTTTTTATTCAAGAAAGGAAATAATAATATGACAGTAAAAGAATTAATAAAAGAACTTGAAGCCTGCGAACCTGACGCAGTAGTTTCAATCGTAATAAACGAAATAAATCTGGAAGTGACAGAAATCATCGCTCCTGCACCTGAAATAGTAGAGTTATCATAATAAGATAGAAAGGAGCCAATATGTTTGAGCCAAAAACAAAAGCCATTACCCGATGGGGACTTACTATTCGAGGTACTGATGTGTTTTTTCCAAAAAAGGAAACAACTATAAAGATTGGAAGATTGACACTAAAGATGAATCCGGAAACTCGAATGTTTGAGGAATACCGGCTTTGGGATTTAACTTCGGGTGTTCCTGAATTGATTGATGAACAGAGATTTGATAGAACGATTTTAATTCAATAAAAGATAGAAAGGAATATTATGGCAAAAATAAAACAATATGAATTGACAGCCAAACAAATACAGGCTTGCAAAGAAATTGAAAAAGCGTTCAAAATTGCCCGTAAAGCTGGACTTTCCTTTTATGGCAAAGGTGGAGCAATAAGCGCATATAAGACAAGTGCGATGAAACATGCTGCACCATCCGCACAATATGACGGAAGTGGACATTCTGGAAAAGATTGGGAATCCCCGATTCCAAGTTATGATTTACATAATTGTATAGTTGATTCGGGTGCAGATGATGCCGAATACTTTGAAAAAGGGTTTATAGATTAATTCAATATAAGAATAGAAATGAATCAAACACAGAATGAACCAAAGTACTATTATTCGCCTCGCTTCCGTCACTTTAGTATTTATCAGAGAGAGCCGGACGGATCAGCGACGAAGATAGACGATGCGATAACGCAAGAAGAAGCGAAGCGTAAAGTATACGAATTAAACGGGTGGAATTACAAACCTAAAAACAACACGGTGAAATGAGTAAAGTAAAGCAGTATATCGAACAAGCCACAAACGAGCGCATTCGCTCGCGTGGCTTAATCCGAAAAGTCGCAATCGAAGCGGCACGGATACAGAGAGACGAAACGAGGCGGCAAGCTATCGAAGTGTATAAACAAATGTGCCCGTCAAAGAATTGCAAAGGTTGTGCGAGTCGGATACATAAGCAGGAGACGCAATCGACTCGATGCGATGGAGATTGCGCACGGATTAGGTTACTTATTAACGGACTAGACCGGGTCGAAGCGTTATGAGTAGAAATCCGCATTACATTAAAATGATTAACTCGGTTCGATGGAAACAGCTTCGAGCCGAGAAACTACGAAACAATCCGATTTGTGAAGTGTGCGAGGCGAACGATCTAAGTACACTCGCAACGGAAGTGCATCACAAGACGCCTGTTGAATCCGTACCGCATGAACTCGGAATGAGGCAGCTAATGTTTGATTATAACAATTTGCAGAGCCTTTGCCATGCGTGCCACTCCGAGATACATCGGTGCGCTTTCAGTCATTCGAAAGAAGCGATACAGGCGAATAATAAGCGAGCGACGGAACGCTTTGCGGATCGGTTCTTAAATGACTGAGCTACCCAAAAACGATGTTATATACATAGTATTGAAAATTTTAATTTTGTTTATTGAAAAAAACTTACACCGTCTCTCTTCGCGATGAAGGGGGGCGGTTTTTTTTTATTTTTTAACGCGATACGCGAAACCCACCTCACCCTGTTTTTACACGCGCGAGCAATTTTTGAAATGAGGGGGTGCTCGTTGGGGGTGAGCTTTTCTTCTCGAACTTCCGCGCTACCAAATACTTGCGATCTTTTCATATATGCAAAAACGCATATAAAAATGAGTGATTTAGACGATATAAAAGAAAAGATTCGCGCCGCGATGAACTCGCAAGGAACATACACGTCTGATTTGGATTTGTGTATAACTCTTTGCGCAGGTTCTTACATTGCGTTTAAGATCGCTCTCAATGACATAGCAAAGAAGAAACGTTCGTTTGTTACGGAAGTTTCTCGCGAAGGAAATAAGAAGCTCGTGGCGCATCCGGCTTTCAAAGTTTTATTTGATGCGCTCGAAGTTACTCGTAAGCAGTTGCGGGAACTTGGCTTGACACTACAAACTTTGTCCGCGTCTGACGATGACGAGGTGAACGACTTAATAAACGAGGTAGATAAGATAGATCGCGATGGAGAAGGAGACTAGAGACAAACTGATAGCATTAAAGCAGTCGGTTATCTCCGATCTGCAAAACATCGACGTTGATTCGTATAAGCTAGGCAAGGCAGACGAAAGGTTAAACGTGTATATAAAGGGTTGCATTAATAATCCAGACGCGCACAATCTTTATGAGTTACTAGCCGTTCGTCGCTTCTTTTCATTCCTCAATAAATACGAATTTCGCATCAAGGAAGTTAAGAAGTTCGTCACGTTTTACGAGCGTTTGAAGTTCTCCGGCACAAAGGGAAAGACTAGATACAAACTGACTCCGATACAGGTGTTTCAGTTCTCTAATATTTTAGCGTTTTATAAGCCCGGCACAAACAAACGCTTAATTCGTGAAGCTCTTTTATTCGTCCCGCGTAAATTCAGTAAGACAACAAGTGTAGCGAGTCTTTCGATTAACGATTTGTTGTTCGGTGATGCGAACGCACAAACATACGTAGCCGCAAACTCATACAATCAAGCGAAAGTCTGTTTTGACGAAATACGTAATATTTTAAAGTCTCTCGACCCGAAGTTTAGACACTTCAAAATCAATCGAGAAATCATATATAACCGCATAAAGGGAAAAACCTCTTTTGCCCGTTGCCTTGCCTCTAACCCGGATAAATTAGACGGACTTAACGCAAGCATGGTAATAGTGGACGAGTATTCGCAAGCCGATAGCGCCGCGTTGAAGAATGTATTAACTTCCTCAATGGGCGCACGGCTCAACCCTTTAACCGTAGTTATTACGACCGCCTCTGACAAAGAGACAGCGCCGTTTGTGGAGATGCTGAAAATGTATAAAGCGATCCTACGCGGTGAGATCGAAAATGATTCGATATTTGCGCACATTTTTGAACCGGATATAGACGACGAAGAAGGGGACCCGGCGACATGGCGAAAGGTTCAGCCACACATGGGTATAACTGTTTATGAGGATTTTTATATAGACGCCTATCAAAAGGCTTTATACAGTGCGCCGGACGCATTGGAGTTTCGGACGAAGTTACTTAATGTGTTTGCAGTTGATTCGACAACGAAATGGATCGAGGCGAAGCAGATCGAAGAACGATTCAAAGGTATTAGCATAGAGAATATCGGTACTTATCCGCTTACGATGGCGGCGGTTGATTTATCCGTTCGAGACGACTTTTCTACGGTTACCTATAATATCTATTCGAAAGAAGGCGGCTCTTTTCATTCGCATACGGATTACTATTTTCCGAAAGGAGCTTTAAAGGATCATCCGAATCGGGAACTCTACGAAGGTTGGGCGGAAGCAGGGTATTTGATTCTTTGTGATGGCGATATTATCGACTATCAGCAAATAGTAAACGATATATTATCACGGGCGAAGTATTTGCAAATTATGGGTATTGGTTATGACCCTTATAAATCGGCTGAATTTGTGAATCTACTTTCTTATTCGGTCGGTAGTGCAAGCGAATATATTAAGCCTGTCAAACAGACATACGGGACGTTTACGAGTCCGATAGAATCGTTTGAACTTGCCTTATATCGAAATAAACTCACATTCGATCCGAACCCTATTACGCCGTACTGCTTCTCAAATGCAGTGTTAGACGAAGATAGGAATATGAATAAAAAGCCAGTCAAGAAAACGCATAACGCAAAAATTGATTCGACGATAACAAACCTAATGACATTTCATTTATTCAATAATTACACCGAGTAACACGATAAGACTATGGCATTTGAACTTAATTTAAGAATAGGACGCAACAGAGAGGAAAAACGATCTCTACCGTCCGAAGAGGAAAAAATAGTAGAAGTTAGAGATAAAACAGCTAGGGAACAACCTGTTTCGGTAAAGTCTCCCGAACAGGCTATGCGGTTATCGACCGCGTTTAGATGTACTGATATTCTTTCTGGTACTATTGCTTCTCTGCCGCTATATATCAAACGTAAAGAAGATGCCGGAAACTACAAGGTAGATACCGAAAACGAGTTGCATTATCTGCTGACTAAAAAACCGAATAAGCGCATGAATAGTTACGACTTAATATGTAATGCAATTATTCAAATGGTTAATCGTGGTAATTCATATATTTTCATCAAGAGAATGTTCGGAGATACGGCAGAATTAATACTTTGCTCAAATAACTCTGTTACATACGATATATACAGGGACGAATATACTATTTGTGATGTAATAAATAAGATATATGGTACTTATCCGGCTGAAAGTATTATCCATCTGAAAAATAAGAGTCTCGATGGTGGGTATACAGGTGTTAGCACGATCACGTATGCAAGCACGGTTCTTTCGGTTTCTGCTAGTGCTGATAATCAGAGTTTGCGTACTTTTCAGAATGGGAGTAAGATTAAAGGTATTATTTCTGGTGTCAAAGGTGGGGGAAAGGGACTTTCTTCTGTTGGCGATAAACAGACTTCCGACGTAGCGGACCGAGTGGAAAAAGACTTTAATAACGGGAGGGATATAACTTCCGTGAGCGAGGACATGACTTTTACACAACTTTCAATAACTCCGGCTGACGCTCAGCTACTAGAAACTAAAAAGTTTTCCGTATTCGATATTTGCCGTTTTTATGGTGTTCATCCAGACAAGGTGTTTGCCGGACAATCTACTAATTACAAGGCTTCTGAAATGAGTCAAGTTGCTTTCTTGTCTGACACGCTCGATCCTATATTGTGTCGTATTGAGGCTGAATTTAATGCAAAGTTGATACCTAGAACTGTCTCTGGTATTTATAAAATAGAATTTGACCGTAAAGCCTTGTATAAAACAGATATAGCCACACAAACGGCTTGTATGGAGAAGGAGATACAATACGGCGTGTCAACGGTGAACGAATGGCGTGTATGCCGTGAAGATAAAGCGCCTATAAATGGCGGTGACATTGCGTTTATGTCCTGTAATGTTGCTCCGATTGACTCTCCTAAGATTAAAGGTGAGATTAGTAGCGAAAAAGACGAGCTACCAAAAACAAACGAAAAAAGCATAGAGTAAAAAGCAATGGAAATAAGGAGTTTTACAGAGCTAGGCGCACCCAAATTATCGGAGGGTAGAATTATTGAGGGGTACGCTGTTGTTTTTGGAAAAGAAAGTCGTGTGATGTATGACGAGGAAAGGAAACGCTTTTTTATTGAGGTTATCGAACATGGTGCAGCAACCGAAGAACTTATAACCCGATGCGATATAAAGGCGGTACTAGAACACGATAAACGTAGGCTTTTGGCTAGATGCCGTTACGGTTCCGGATCACTCGAATTAAATTTTGATGAATATGGCTTGAAATACCGATTCGAGGCTCCATGTACTAGCGATGGGAATTTTGCTTATGAAATGATAAAACGGGGAGACATATTCGGATCGTCTTTCGCTTATTACACTGATGATAAGGATAAAAGTAAAGTTTCATATACAATGAAAGATGGGATGCTGTTGCGTACAGTACACAAGATTGATTATATATCTGATATTTCCCCTGTTTCAGACCCTGCCTTTTTTGGTACAGATGTAACAGTTAGAAGCCTTGAAAATATAGAACAGCTTCTTAATGGTGATACAAATAGTGATTATTTATCCGAAATAGAAAACTTAGAAAAATTTATTTGACATGACAAAACTAGAAGAAGTAGCTCTGCTTAAAGAGCAAATGAGAAATCTGTTATCACAAGCAAAAACAGAAAAAAGAAGTCTGACAGACGAAGAGCAGACTAAATTCAACGAGTTAATGACTCGTAAAAATCAGATCGTCATCGACGAGACTCTTAGAAGTCTGGAAAGTAGCAAATCTGCAATTTTGCCGGAAAACAAAAGAGCTATCTTTGCAAAGGCTTTATATGACGTTTGCAATCATCGTTCTTTGGAAGAATACGGGAATTTTGCTGATGCAAAGGGGCTTAATTTCTCTATGCGTGCGGAGGGTGATCCTGTAAGAACAAGTTCAACCGATGCCGCTCCGATGATCCCGACAACAATCGGCGATATTATCGAACCGCTTGAAAAGGGGCTTATTGTTAATAAGTTGGGTATTAAGATGCAATACGGTTTGATTGGCGAATTGATGTTTCCGACATTGGCGGCTGTAGAAGCTACAATTGAAGGCGAGAACACCAAAATAAATCCGACAAAACTGGATATTGGTAATTTAAAGGCGCATCCGTGGCGTTTGGGTATTTCTATCCCATTGTCTAACGACGCAATTGATCAGACAAACGATGCTTTGTTTGATGTCACCGTTAAACAATTGTCTTTGTCAACTGCTCGTACATTGAATAAGATTATGTTTGCCGGAGAAAAGCAGGGACTTGCCTCAAAAGGTGTGTTTGTGAAAGATTCTCCAACAGTGGAGTATGAAGTTGCTCCCACATTCGAGGACGTTGTAGCGCTAGAAACCGCAGTAATGGATGAAAACGTAGATGTTACTGACGGAACGGCAGCATATATTTGCAGTCCGAAAATGTGCGGTAAATTAAAAACTACACGTATTGAAAAAGGTTCTCCCGAAATGGTTCTTAAAGACGGGATGATGAATGGCTATCCGGTGTACATGACTAATTACATGGGTGCGGATGAACTCGGCTTCGGTGTCTTTTCGAACGTTGGTATCGGTCAATGGGGAAAAATTCGAATGACTATTGACGATGTGACTCTAGCAGACACTAACGAAACGAAGTTTACGCTAAACTCAAAGTATGATATTGTTGTAGCTCGCCCAGAGGCATTCGCAATCGCGAAGAAGAAAGCGGTTGCAAAAGCTGCAAAAGCATAACACACTACTAACTACTTAAAAACGAAAAGGCTTTGGCTTCATAGCCTTAGCCTTTTTTCATACTTATAATTATGCCACAATACGTAACACTCGAAGAACTCAAACAGCATTTAAATGTCGATTTTGATACGGACGATACATATATAACCGAACTTATTGAACCCGTTCAACTTGCAATAGAGGCGTATTTAAACGCTCCGTTGGAAGGTTTTGCAAAGGAGGGGAAAATTGATCGTCGTATTTGGCACGCAATCCGCATACTTATTGCGAACTATTATGCTAATCGTGAATCGGTTACATTTGCCACACCGCAAGTAATACCGGGACACGTAGAACTATTACTGCAACCTTTAAAGCGATACACATAATGCAAGCGGGATTATTAAACGAAATGATTGGCTTTTATCGTAGTGAATCAATCCGGGATAGCCTCGGCGGTACGTCTGAAAGTTGGGTGAAAGTATTCGATAAGCGTGCGTATATCCGTTTTAAGTCTGGTGCACGAAAAGAGGCTAACGGCGAAATCTATAATACGACCGTAAACACGATAATGATTCGCATTTGTAAAGAGGTCAACGCTAAAATGCGGATCGAATACGACGGGCAGAAATATAAGATTCTATCTATCAATCACGATCGGAAGCAGCAGGCAACGGTCATAGAAGCGGAGGTAATCAATGAGTAATGAAAACTATACTGGGCGGAATTTGTATCGCGTCGAGGTAGATACAAAAAAGGTAAACGAGTTGTTGGACCGCTTGAATGATGATGAAGCAAAGAAAGCGATTAAATCAGCATTAAGAAGGTCTATTCTCATCATTCGCAAACAGGCGCAGGAAAATTTAGTTTCTGCTGTTACAGACGCGGAGTTTTCGAGTACAAAAAATGGTTCGACATTCAAACCGTTAAAGAATGAAATAAACGTAGCAGTTTATCGCAATGCTTCCGGTGCACGGGTCGACTTGATCGATCGCCGTAAAAAGGGATCACGCGCCTATATGTTGAAATGGTTTGAATCAGGAACAAAAGAACGAGCTACCAAAAAAGGAGCGAATAGGGGTAGTATAAATGCTTCTCACTTCTTTTCTAATGCGGTCAAATCGAAGCAGAAAGAAGCGGAGGACTCACTAGAGCAAAATATAATTGATTCTATAATGAAAGTAGTAAATAAAAAGAAATGAGTTTATCAATAGGCGCACACGTATATAAGAAACTAAGCGATTCTACGGAGTTGGCAAAGTTGGTTACTGATAAAATCTATGCGATCTCAACCAAAACGGAGACATCTTTTCCGTTCGTAATCTACAAACGTAGTTCTCTAGTTCCAGAGTACACCAAAGATCGTTACGGGACCGGGGATGCTGTTTCGGTTGAGATCGCCGTTGCTAGCGACAATTATCTGAACTCTATTACTATCGCGGAGGAAGTACGCAAGGCATTAGAGAACAAGCGAGGAAGCTACGACAGTTTCGATGTGATCGACGCAAAGTTAATGAGTGCGGACGAAGATTTTATTGAAGATACTTTCATTCAACGTCTCGTATTTTCTTTTAAAACAGAATAACTAACAAATAAAACACGATTAAAATTATGAGTAAAGCAAAAGCAGTATTAGGAAAAGACCTAATGTTATTTGTAGAGGCTAAGGCGCTAGCTTTGGCGACTTCCTGCAAATTAGGTTTGTCGGCTGAAACTATCGACACGCAAAGTAAGGACTCCGGCATTTGGACGGAAAAGGACATTAAAAAACTGTCTTGGAACGCTTCGAGTGATAACTTGTTTAGTGCTGACGCTGACGCGAATAGCTACGACAAGTTGTTTGCCTTGTTTATTGAACATAAACCTATTACGTTGAATTTTGGCGTTATAGCTAATGCGAATGAAAACGAAATGCCCGTAGCAGGGTGGACGCTTTCACCCGGTTCCTATACTGGAAAGGCTGTAATAACTTCTTTAGAAGCGAACGCGCCGGATGGAGATAAAGCGACTTTTTCAATTAGCTTTGAAGGTACGGGACCGCTTAAAAAAGAAACTGCCGTACCCGCTAGTAAGTAATCATGGGCAGCAAAACGCCGCCCTCTAAACGACTATTCAATGAAAACAATATCAATTAACGGAAAGGACTTCGTCTTAAAATACTCGCTTCGGGCATTTTTTATCTTTGAAAATCTATCCGGCTATCCGTTCCAATTCGGTAAAATGATAGACGAATTTCTTTTGTTTTATTCGTTCCTACTTGCAAATAACGAATCGTTCACAATGGAATTTGACGAGTTTATAGATTCGTGCGAAAGCGATCTGACATTATTCAATCAGTTTAAGACGCTTCTTTTGGACGAGATTAAACTACGTTCGCAGTCGGCAGGAAATGACGTAAAAAAAAAGAAGGTGACGACGCGGAAGAAAAAGCAGTAAGTATCCGCGAACTCTATTCGCGTGTTGTCGGAGAGGGCGGTATCGCTCCTGATTACTTCCTCGATAAAATGAGCTTTATCGAGGTCGAATCGTTTCTAGACGGATTGAATCGACGCAATCGCGAGTCATGGGAGCAAACTAGATTGCTAGGTTACATTATAGCACAATCGAATAGCACAAAGACGCTAAAGCAAACCGACATACTCCGCTTCCCGTGGGATGAAGAAGAGAAGAAAGATACTAGCGTAACTAACGAGGATATGAAACGGCTTAGAGCTAAAGCGAAAGCATTAGAATCACAATTAAACACGAATAAAGATGTCTGATATAGTAACAAGATTATTGCTTAAAACAAATGACTTTGACGCGAATCTAAATAAGTCGAAGAAGAATGTAAACGGGTTTCAAAGCGACATCGCTAAAATGTCCGGCGTTGCAGTATCGGGAGTTATGAAGTTTGCCGGAGTTCTCGGTATTGCTGTAACTGCTTCGGAAGGGTTCAATAAAGTAATGAATAGCAGTCAGACGCTAGGGGATGAATACGCCCGTACTATGGATGGCTTAAAAGGTGGTGTGGATCAATTTTTTTACTCTATCGGTAGTGGAGACTGGACACCGTTCATGAACGGATTATCCGAAACTATACGGCTAGCGCGGGAAGCATACAACGCGATGGATCAATTAGGAAATACTAAAATGTCATTTTCTTATTTCGACGCAAAGAACCAAGCAATAGTACAGGAGCAAATAACTATCTTAAAAGACAAGGACTCAACGGAAGAACAAAAGAAAGCAGCTAGGGAGCTATTAGACAAGACGTTGAAAGACCAAGAGGAAATCGTAGGGCAATACAAGCGAAGGAGTAATAATGCGGTACGGGCGATGGTAAAGGCTGCTATAGGGCTTGACGGTGTGGATGTTTCGGGGATAGACATAGATAAAGTGCTAAAATTAGACGTATCTTCAGCAGGTGATGAACAAAAGGCACAATTAGCAAAACAGTACAAAGACTTCGTAGATGAATACGACCGTTTGAAAGCCAAATTCACAACTTACGAAACTGTTGGTTCTGGGATGAATGTACACACAGTTGCGACTACAGACGCAAAAGCTTTAGGAGAGGCAATAAGCCCGATGTTGGCAAAGTATCAAGATGCAATACAATATAACGCGATTTTAGTAAAGAAGAGTGATGAATGGTTACAGAATTTGATCAATGTCTCGGCGGCGGCAGAGGCGGCAGGTCGAAACTTATCTAGTATGACTAAAGCAGCAAATCGCGCCTCTCAATCTGGTACAGGTGGAAATCCGCCTAAAGAAAAACCTAAAGAGGGTTCTATCGCTTGGCATGACTCCGAAATCTCTGATCTAAATAAGAAACTTATTGCTGAAACCGACATGCAAGCGCGTGCAACGATTCAAGCAACGATAAACGAGCTAGAACAAAAGAAGGTTAAACTCAAATTTGTAGTCGATCAGGAGGCGTTCAAAATCGCTCACGGCGAAATGAAAGACGGCGCCTTGCCGATTCCTATAAAGCCTACATACGATAAAGTTCCGACACATGGGAAGACTGGAAAAGAGTTTAAATTACCTAAACATGATCCACTCTTTAAAAAAGAAGATATAGACTTGAATCAAGAATATGCCGAATCGCTTGCAAATATTAGTGGAGTCGTTGGGAGTATGTCGGGTCTATTCGATGATAATACGTCTTCGGTCCTACAGTGGGGAGTTAGCTTTCTGTCAACTGTCGGGCAAGCTATTCCGAAGATACTTGAAATGGCTTCTGCAAATGAAGTAGAAGCGGCAACGGCTCAAAAAAGCGCAATAGCAAACACGGCGGCAGCATCCGGTGAGGTTTTAAAAGCTCACGCAGGAATACCCTTTGTCGGTATTGCTCTAGGTTTGGCGGGTGTTGCTGCTATTATTGCCGCTATGTCAAGTATGCCGAAGTATGCAACGGGTGGTATTGTTCCGGGCACATCATTTACAGGCGATAAAGTTCCGGCTTTATTGAATAGCGGCGAAATGATATTGAACGGGTCGCAGCAAAGTAATCTGTTTCGTATGCTTAATTCGGGTTTATACGGTTCGCTATCGCAGAAAATAGCACCGAGTGGAAACGATGATATTCGCTTATATAGCGATGTTGAAATAAAAGGAGATCGCATATTTTTAGCATTACATAATCACATCAAGAAAACAGGTAAAAGACTATGGTAAACTACGGTACAATATACACACTTCCTTTCAAATCTCGAAAGGAAGTTTCTTATTTGATTGAGATACAAAAGGAAAACTATACGGGCGATTCTGTTGAGTTGGTCGGTAGTGGTAGTTCTCCTTTCTCTGTTTCGATTGAGGACGAAGATTTCTTGTATATTCCTACTCGATTCTCAAAAGCGGTGATTCGTGTTGTGGGTGGTGATTATTTGCAAAGTTTATATTCTACCGGGTATCAACAGTATAGGGTGAATTTTAAACGTGAAAATAACATTGTCTGGACGGGATTTGTAAAACCGGAACTTTATACGCAGGATTACACATCTACCAAATTCGAGCTAGAAATAGACTGCATTTCTGCAATGGGTACGCTAGAATATATCAATTATAAGCAGGGTAGGAGTGATACTAGAAGTTTTATAAGCATCTGGGAGTTATTAAAAATGTTCATATCTGAGTCTCGCGGGTGTTATTCCTCCGTCTTTATTCCTCATGTGTACGCTAAAGATCAATCTAGTTATAATAAAGAATCAAACATATTAAAGGAGTTAACGATCAGCGAACAAAACTTCTTTGACGAGGACGACAAGGCGATGACATTAAAAGAGGTTTTAGAAGAAACTTGCAAGTTTTTGAATTGGACCTGTGTAGATTGGTTGGGAAATTTATATTTTGTTGATGTAGACCACAAAGGAACATATCACGAGTACAATCTTGATATGACATCTTTTACTCAGCAGTTCCCTAACCGATTCAAAGTTTCCGAGATTGGTTTTGCGGGTTCAGAGCACTTCCTTGATATTCTTCCCGGTTATAACAAAACGACAATAAAGTGTAGTAATTATTGTTACAATGATATTATATCGGAGGAAGAATTTAAGAAGTTGAGTACGTTTGCTGAAAGGAAAACCTATAATTATAAACAGTATTATGAAACAAGGCAGTATCTAAAGAGCAAGGTGTTTAAACTCCCACGCTATGAGAATCTCAATGATAATAAGCCTTATTGTAATTTAGTAGACGAGAGCGTAACCAATGTGTACATAGACGAACCTACACGATATTTTCTAGGCGGTTATTGTGCTAAGAGGTGCGAGTACGAAGTGAATGACGGCAAACCAAATATCTCTGATTATAATTGGGAATATCTTTATCAATTTAAATTAGTATCGGATTACAACTACACGTATCCGAGCACTGTTCCGCCCACAGGTGACGAACAAGAGGACCCAGATTGGAAGCCACCAATGATAACGGTTCCCAAACAATTAGGAACCGGATCGCCTCTATTGAAATTTAAAGATAATAAGCCAATTAAGTACTTCGATGGAGCTTTCGGTATCAGTATGTCATATAGTCATCCATTGAATGCTAGTAATATGACATCGTATGAGAAATATAATTCTGGTGGTGTCTTTGGCACGGAGATAGCATGTAGATTAATTGTAGGTGACTACTACTACACTAATAATGGTTGGGTTAAATCCACTACAAAACCGACGGGACTAGATTTGACTTTTGATTTGGACTTTAAATTAAAGAAGCCGGATGAATGGGTAAAAAACGAAAATACTAAAACTCTAAGTATGCCTTACGAAGGTTTGACCGGATACGTGATCGAGATTCCGAACAATATTAATCTGTTCGGACAATTAGAATTTGAAATTTTAAAAAAGGTATGGCTCCCGGAAGGAGTGTCCGGATATGGCTTTTTCTTAAAAGATATAAAAATAGATTTTAAAAAGAAGGTCATAGATAATAATAACATCGAAGAGAATAATTCGGATCGGATTTATGAGAATGTAGTGAATGAAAGCTATATTAATCCTCTTGATGAAATAGAATTTAAAATATCAAGTTACAATAATGACGGAGCGTGTTACAGTAAGGTAATGTTAGGGAGTGACTATTTAAGGGATAATCTTTATTCATCTATCGAAAACGCTTTAGTACGTCCAGAAGAACAACTAATAAGAAGGATAATTAACCAATACGGAGCTACCAAAATAAAGCTAACACAGGTATTAAAGAATAGCGAATCTATTACACCTATATCTGTGATTTCAGACAATTATATGAATGGGAAAAACTTCATCGTTACAGGTGGTGAAATAGACTTTGCGGCAGAACAGTTCACCTGTAAAATGATACAAACTAATGGCTATACAAATAAAGAATAAGGCTATCCCTGCATTGCCACGATCAAAGAACTATCCCGTCGGGACTACTATCTTTAATTCCGGCGGTGGCTCTCAATCTTCTTCTAGTTCCGGTCCTGTTTCCGATACGGGATTAACAAAAGAAATTCGTGTCAATGCGCCTCAGACCGGGCACATATCACCGGGCGCTATCTTTAAGCAGGGTACGGGGTATGAGCAAATATTTCGCAAAATGCTATATAAACCTGTTCCTGCTACACTTGTAGGTAAGCTATCGACAGCAAACGATGTAGAATACGGATCGGCAAAGGGCATACTTACTTATACGGCAACACGCAACGATAACGGCGCTATGATTAAATCGTATTATGATGACAACGAAGAGAATGTACTAGACTTCTCTTCGGAAGTCAATGCTGCACAAACAGCGATACGTCGTCTTACGGGGAATTATACGAAGGGAGAAACCTACACCGCTACGGCTGTTTTTGCCGCGAGTGATGATTTGGACGAAATAACTTTGAATAGTAAGATTAGTGTTAATGTACTCCGTAAATGGTTTGCGGGTGTATGCAGCTCGGTTCCTAAAACATCCGACGATGTGCGCTCGCTTGCTAGTAACGGCTTATACGGCGGTTCCGGAACGTTCAAATTCTCTGCCGGGCAATGGAAGATAGTAGTTATATGTGTACCCGCCAATACTATTAAAGAGATCACTATAGCATCATCATACGGAAATTTTATAGAGAACGAGAAAGTATGTAAAGGTCCGATTTCTATTTCTGTAGAAGGAGCTAATAGGAGCGAAGCGATAGATTATAAAATGTGGGTTATTCAGACGCAGGGATTGAACGACCCGGATTCATTTACTTTTAAAACAATTTGATATGGTAAAAATAAACGGAAGTTCTTTCCCGCACCAGTACAGACGCACAAATTCTTTTCCTATTGATTCA